TCGACAGTTCAACCCTCCCGGCACAAGTGGTCGTACGACCTTCAGACGTTGAGGAATACGTTGGTCAAGGCTGGCTTTACCATCTCGGACGAGATTGACCGTTACGAAGACCCGAGGCTCTTTGCAGGAGCCTTCTATCAGTGTGGACTTGAAGGAGTTAAGTGATGGCAGCAGATGATGGCTTCACCGACCATACCCCGGTGTTCGGGGGAACGCACGCGGAGATTCGAGAGTCTATGAAAAGAGCCACGCCGCCCCTTCCGACCCCAGCTGAAATTAGCGCAGCGGCAATCAACCAGAGAGCGCGAGAGCAATCCCCTGCCTCCCGCAAGAGTGCCCCCAAGGTACACAGATTGGGGCCGTGAGCGTCGCAGAACCGAAGCGACGCGGGCGCAGAACAAAGCACGAAGAGGCCCTCGAATACCTCAAGTCGATTGGCAAGGACATCGGTGAGATTCCCGAGCTTGAGTTCGAGATTCCCGACCCAGAGCAGATGCTTGAAGAGTTTAAGGAGAAGCTCTATAGGGAAATGAAGTCTGGCAACCTGACGAGCACGGCCCTTGTGAACGGGCTGAAGGCTGTTGCGTCGATTGCCGAGGCCCACCGCTTGGCTATGCAGGTTGGGGTTGAGCCCGTGGAGCGTGACGTTGACGAGATCCTCGGGGACGTCGGTCTCCCCCGTGACAGACGTGTGGACATTGGACGTGAAGAGATTGACCGCCTCCGCTCTAAGACGGTGGCGCTCGAACTTGTTGTTGCACAGATTGAGGGAGAAGCATGAATCTATCGAAGGGTGCGCTCGTCCTATGAGTACGGAGCGGGACGATGCGGTAAATGGCAAAGACAATCCGCCCGTGACGGACGATGGCGCGATTAGCGACCTGACGGACAGCCAGCCCGCTACCACACGCTGTTGTCGTAACTGCCGTGAATGGTACGACGCACGTGCTGACTCCTGCTACATCTGCGGTGAGGAACGCCCCGAGGTAAACCTTGCTGCCGCGAAAGCCGCCCACGCACAAGAGGTGAACTCCCATCTCTTCGGCGAGGGAAACGCGGCAATGCGCGACCACGCGGCCACCCGCAACATCCCGACGGGGAACATGAACGGCAAGGTAGGCCCTTCCGGTGACGCCTATCGTGGCGCACGAGGCGGGGACGCTCTCTACCGTCACTTTAGGGAGCAGTTGAGAGAAGCAACGGGTAAATGAGCCTCAGCCCAGAGGCTAAGGGAACACTACTTGCTAATCCAGATTTCTTCCTTGCGCACTTTTTCAAGCATCGTCTCAGTACCCTCAAGGACTTTCATCTTGAGCTTATCAACATCGCAACATCCGAACGTTTGGGTCTTGTCTTTTACCCAGCGGGGCACGGTAAGACCACGCTCGTCTCTGAGCTTCTTCCGATCTATGAGATTTGCAAGAACCCGAACGTCCGGCTAGCCCTAATTGCCAAGGACGAGAACGCGGCCAAGGACAACGTTCGTTCAATTCAATCTGAGCTTTCACAGAACGAGCCTTTGATTGACGCTTTCGGGCCGTTTCAACCGCAGGACGATGACGGTAAGGCATGGGCACTCCAGCGCTTCGACGTGCAGAAGAGAACACGTAGAGGTAGGTCTGCAACCTTTGCGGCCTTTGGTGCCGGCTCACGAGGAACGCTCGGCTACCGTTCCGACTGGACGGCCTGCGACGATGTCGTTACCGACAAGTCCTCCGAGACACCGGAGCAACGCGACAAGCTTCGTCAGTGGTTCAACCAGGGGCCGCGCACGATGTCCGAGGGTGCGTCCGGTCGCCTCACTGTTGTAGGAACCCTCTTCCACCCCGAAGACCTTTACCACGAACTGCGTGAGCAGGTTTTCCCCGACACTGGCGAGACCCTCTGGAAAGGAAAGACGTTCTCTGCAATCACTGACTGGGATAAGCAAGAAGTCTTGTGGCCGGAAGAGAGGCCCTGGCTTTGGCTGATGGAGCAAAAGGTCGGTTTCGGAACACTCGACTTCAACAAGCGTTACTGCAACATCGCCGTAGACGCTTCCCGAATGGTGTTCAAGGACGAGTATGTAAGGGGAGGCTACATTGGCAAGCAAAGATATCCCGGTTGTCTGGATAGGGAATACGTCATTGGGGATTACTCACCCGATTGGCGACGGGTGGCAGGTTTTGACCCAGCCGTTGGCACGCGGTCTCGCAGCGCCAAGTTCTGTGCCCACATCGTCTTGGCGGCCGGTTCCTGCAAACACCACGAGCGTTGCTACTGGGTCGTAGACCTTGCGAGGGATCAGATGACTCTTCCGCAACAGGTCGAGATGATCCTTCAGAAGCACGAGAAGTACGACCTCCAGAAGACGATGATTGAGGCCAACTCTTACCAGGCTGGTCTCTTCCAGGCCGTGCAGCACAAGATGGGCGAAGAGAAGATCCGCTACGCGATAGAGCCCCACTACACGTCGCGTACCAACAAGCCCGACCCCGAGCTTGGCGTGCAGGCCATGTCACCGATCTTTGAGAACGGTGAGGTTCACATCCCGTGGGGTAACCCCGCGTCCCAGCGGAAGATGCAGATTCTCGTTGACGAGCTGATCCAGTACCCCGGCAGAACGACGGACACCGTCATGGCTACATGGTTCGCCTGGAAGCAGCTCCAAGAGTCTGCCCCGAGGTTCCAGTCGTTCAACAGGCTTGACAAGAGACCGGGGACGCAGTTTTGGTCGCAAAAGCCTCTGCGTGGTCGCACCGTGAGGAATCCGATCTATGAAAAGAGCGAGGCTTAGTGGCGATTGACTACCGCACCGCGCACGACATCAAGGAGTCGTACGAGGACGCATACCAGATCCGCCACCAAGCCTTCAAAGACTTGCGTCGGTGGTGGCACGGTGACTACTGGAAGATTGCCCAGCAGTCGAAGACGTCCCGGTCAATCGTAAGCGTCTTCAGGGACATGCAGCACTCCGGTTCGGAGACGTTGCCGGACATGAAGCTGGTCAAGAACGTCGTTCATAAGATTTGCGTCAAGTACCAGACGTTCCTCTCACCGCTTCCGATGATCTCCGTCTACGTCGACCCCCCCGGCTCCGACCTGAAGAGACGACAGGCCACAACCAAAGAGCGTTACCTGTACGGAGTCTGGAACGACGGGCAGATGAGTCGTGTCTTCAACCGTGAGGCTTGGTACCTCCCGTTGATGGGTGATTGCTTCAAGGGTATCTACCCTGACTTCGACCGTGGTATGCCGGTTCCGATGCTTCGCTCCCCGGAGTGCGCCTACCCGATAACGAACTTCGATGGCTCAGACGAAGACGTGTACCTCTTCGCCTGGAAGGAACGGCAGTCCGTCATCAAGCGGCAGTTCCCGAACTACGTCCCGACGCAGAAGGGCAAGTTCCCGATCATCGCTAACTTCACCCAGCGCGGGAAAGACCCCGACCCCGAGGTAGAGATCCTCGAATACTCGGACGGTAAGGAGTTCGCTCGTTGGTGTGGCGAGCAGAAGATGAACGGTGTCGTGCACGACCTTGGCTTCAATCTGTTCGAGCATGAGAAGTTCATTGACGTCCCCGATGAGCCGTGGGGTCACGGGGCGGTAGAGCAACTCATTAACCAGAACGAAGCCCTGAACGCTCTGGAGAGTCTTCTCTTCCAGTCGGTGCTGATGAACGTCTTTCCGAAGCTCGTCCTGATTGACCCGTCTAAAGCGCCTGAAGAGATTTACGTCGGCCCCGGAGCGGTCATCCCCGTTAACCAGGGTGGTGACGTGAAGGAACTTGCCCCCGCCGTTGGTGCTCTCCCTGCCCAGATGGGATTCATTGGCGCGGTCGAGCACGGCATGAAGGACGCCAGCGCCTACGCAGGACTGAACGAGACGTCGTTCGGCGTCTCCCCCGCTTCCAGCATCGTGACGGGCCAGGCCATCGAGGACTTGCAGAACGCCGGAACCGCTTCAACCGTGGAGATGGTGCAGGCAACCGGGCTTGGAGCGTGCATCACCCGCTGGAACTCGAAGGCGATCTCCATAGGCCAGCGCATGTTCACTGACAAGAAGATCAATCTCTTCGGCATGGAGACTCTCGGCCTGGGACAGATCAATCCGCGTCGCTTCGCCATGAACATCACCGGCAAAGAGCTGATTGGTTCCACTCGTAACGAAGTCGTCTTCATGCCCCAGTACGACCTGCACACGAAGGTTGTCATTGGACTTCAGATGGCCGGTGGTGGACTTGTCTCGAAGGCGTGGCAGCAGAGGAACGCCGGCATCCCGGATACGGACGCAATGGCCGAAGAGATGTTGGACGAGGCTATCGAGACCGCCGTTGTCGGAGCGTTCCTCGGAGCCCTCCAACAGGAGCCGACCCCGGAGAACGCACAGCAGGTCGAACAGCAGGCGGTTGGTTATATCGCGGGTGCTACTCCCGGATTACCCGCCCCCGTTCCTCATCCTTTGAT